GGGCGGGTGCGTGATGGACCTCGCCGCAGTCATGGACGCCGTCTCCGCCCGACTCGACACCATCACCGGGTTGCGGTGCTTCGCCTACCCGCCACCGACGCTGAGCCCACCGGCCGCAGTGGTCAGTTACCCAGAGGCGCTCGTGTTCGACGCCACCTATGGGCGGGGCATGGACCGCATGTCGCTGCCCGTGGTGGTGGTCGTGGGCAAGCCGTCGGACCGCACCGCCCGCAACGCGCTCGCCGCTTACTGCGCCGGCTCGGGAGCGTCCAGCGTCAAGGCGGTGTTGGAGTCGGGCACCTACTCGGCGTTCCACACCGTCCGGGTGGAGGACATCGAGTTCGACGTGGTCACCATCTCGGGCGTCGACTACATGGCGGCACTGTTCACATTGGACATCGCAGGATCAGGGAGTTGAGTGCCATGACCTTCGCGCATGGTAAGGAAACAGTAATCAAGATCAACCTGGCCAGCTCCCCGGTGTCCGGTGCGGCTGACATCAGCCTTTACGTAAACACCAGCACTCTTACCCGTGAAGGCGACACGCACGATGTCACCACCTACGGAAAGGACGACCACGTCTTCGCCGGTGGCCTCAAGGCGGGCGGGTTCACCATGGGCGGCGTCTACGACAACGCCAGCAGCGGTACCCCGCGCGCCATCATGAGCGACCACGAAACCGAGATGTTCAACATTGTTCGACGGCCCGAAGGTACCGGATCGGGCCTACCGCAGCAGGTGATAACCGGCATCCTCAAGTCCTACGTGGAGACCAACCCAGTCGCAGACATGGTCAGTTGGACAGCCGAGTTCACCAAGTCCGACGCCATCGACGACACCGCTCAGACATAGGAGGCCACCGTGACCTTCGCCAGCAAGGACGAGCTTCTCAAGGCCCGGCTCCCGGAGGCCGTGGTCACCATCGAGGGTGTCGGAGACGTGCGCGTCCGGGGACTGTCCCGAGTGGAGGCAATGCTCATCCAGAAGGTCGACGACCCGGAGGCTAGGGAGCGCCGCATCCTCGCCTACGGCATGGTCGAGCCCTCTGTCACCGAGGCCGAGGCTGGCCGTTGGCAGAAGGCTTCCGTTGCCGGGGAGCTGGAGCCTGTAACCCAGAAGATTGCAGAGCTGTCCGGAATCCTGACTGGGGCCGACAAGGAGGCATACAAAAGCCTTCGAGGCGAATCCGGAGATGGAGTTCGAGTTCTTCCTAGCCCAGAAACTGGGCATGACGGTCTCGGACCTACAGAGCCGCATGTCGAATGATGAATTTGTCAGATGGGGCGTGTTCTACGCCCGCAAGGCCCAACGTGAGGAATTGGCCCGGCTGAAGGCGGGAGGGAAGTGACATGGCCGAGGAGGTCACCAACTCGGAGCTGTCCCGGTCGCTGACCCGCATCGAGCAGAAGCTGGACAAGGTCTCCGACGACCACGAGCTACGGCTACGCCGCATCGAGCGCGTGTCGTACATCGCGCTGGGCCTGGCCGTCGCGGGCGCCAGCACCGGCTTCAGCTCACTCGTCTCAGTGTTCGGGAGCTGACATGGCCGACGCGATCAAAGTCGACGGGCTGGCCGAGTTCAGCCGCAGCCTCAAGAAGCTGGACACCGACCTACCGAAGGCGTTGCGGGTGGCGCTGAACGAGGCTGCGGACGTTGTCGTCAGCGACGCCAAACGGCGCGTACCGACCCGCACCGGCCGGGCGCAGCGGTCCATCAAGGCCCGGTCCACGAGGACCGCTGTGCGGGTCACTGAGGGCGGCAACCGTGCCCCGTACATGCCGTGGCTGGACTTCGGCGGGCGGGTCGGACGCAACCGCAGCGTGGTCCGCCCATTCAGGAAGGAAGGCCGCTACCTGTACGCCGCCTACTTCGACCGCAAGGCCGAGTTCGGCGAGGTGCTCACCCGGGCGCTGCTCGACGTTGCCCGCCAGGCCGGGGTGGAGGTGGAGTAGATGGCCGCCAAGAATCAGGTGACGCTCACCTTCGCGGGTGACACCTCCCAACTGGAGAAGGCGTTCGATCAGGTCGGCGCGTCCGCGAAGGAGATGTCCGGCAAGGTCGGTGAGGCGAGCAAGGGCTTCGACCGCCTCGATGATGCCAGTGGCAAGGTGGAGCGGGCCGGCCGTGGGCTGCGGGACGCCTTCACTGGCACCACCGATGCGATGAAGGGCGGCGCGGCGCTCCTGCGCGGGGACTTCTCGGCGCAGACGTTCCTGACCGTCGGGGCCGGCATCGCCGACCTGGGCGGCGCGTTTGGTGACCTGATCATCCCGGTCGCGAAAGCCACCGCTGCCACTGTGGCGCACACAACCGCGACGGTGGCGCACACGGTGGCGTCGGGTGTCGCGAAGGCCGCCACCGCGACGTGGACGGCCGCGCAGTGGCTTCTCAACGCCGCCTTGACCGCTAACCCGATCGGCCTGGTCGTCGTCGCCATTGCCGCGCTGATCGCCATCATCGTGCTGATCGCCACGAAGACGACGTGGTTCCAAGACATCTGGCGGGTGGTGTGGACCAATGTCAAGAAGTGGGCCGTTGCGTTCTGGGACTGGCTGAAAGACTTGCCCGGCAGGATCGGCAACCTCTTCTCTGGGCTGGCGAACCTCATCACTACCCCGTGGCGGGCCGCGTTCAACCTGATTGCCGACGCCTGGAACCACACCATCGGCAAGCTGCGCTGGACGGTGCCCGGGTGGGTGCCCGGCATCGGCGGGAACACGATCGCCGCGCCGACGCTGCCCAAGTTCCACACCGGCGGCGTGGTGCCCGGGGCGCCCGGAACCGAGATGCTGGCCGTCTTGCAGGCCGGCGAACGGGTCAGTCCTGCCGGTAGCTCCGAGCGCACTGTCATCGAGTTCCGCTCCGACGGCACCCGCGTCGGTGACCTGCTGCTGGAGCTGTTCTCCATCGCGGTCGGCAACCGTGGCGGTAACGTCCAGGTCGCCGTGGACGGTGCCCGATGAGCGAGATCCCCGCCGTCGCCGAGCTGTTCTACTCAGGCTCCTGGCACGACATCACCGCCACTGACGACGTGCTGACACGTGACCCGATCACCATCACCCGCGACGCACGGCCGGGCTCCGGGAAGTCCATGGCCACGCTGAGCCTGCGCAACGTCTCCGGCAAGTTCTCACCCCGGCTGCCGACCAGCGCGCTGTACGGGCTGATTGGGCGGAACACTCCGCTGCGGGTCTCGGTGATCCAGGCGCGGGACACGTTCACCCGCACCCTCGCCGACGACTGGGGCACGTCATCGTTCGGGCAGGCGTACACCGAAGCGGGTGACACGTTCTCGGCCGCGAACTTCGACGTGAACGGCTCCCAGGGAACGATCCAGCCTGGCGGGACGGGCCTGCGCCGCTTCGCCACGGTGGAGACCAACGCGACGGACTTCGACGTGCAGGTGGACATCGCGATCGGCTCCACCCCGGCGTCGGGGACTCTCAGCCAGGGCGTGGTGGGCCGGTTCGCCAGCACCAACCACCACTACCTGGCCCGGGTGCAGGTCTCCACCACCTCGGCGGTGACCCTGCTGATCGACCGGCGCTTCACCGGCATCACAACCAACATCGCGACGGTGCTCACGTCGCTGACCCATGTCAGCGGCGCCGGCAAGACGCTGCGGTTCCGGGGCGACGGCACCTCTCTGTGGGCGAAAGTGTGGGACACCGGCACGGCCGAGCCGACCACTTGGACACTGTCCATCGCGGACAGTGTGGTGACCACCGGCACCGGGGTCGGCGTGTACTGCATCAACGACACAGCCGTGACCACGCACGTGTTCAGCTACGACAACTTCATCGCCCGCGACATCCGGTTCACGGGTGAGGTGGAGGCGTGGCCGCAAAGGTGGAACGTGAAGGGATCCGACGTGTGGTCCTCGCTGTCAGCGTTCGGAATCATGCGCCGGCTGGGTGCGCCCGGAACTAAGGCGCCATCCCGTTCGGCGCTGTGGCGTCTCATTGCCGCTGGGGCCATCCTGACGCCGGTCGCATGGTGGGCGTTGGAGGACGGGCCACTGGCGACCATCACCTCGTCGGGGCTGCCCGGTGGTCTGCCCATGGTCGAGGAGTCCGCCACCCCCGGCATCGGTGACTGCGGGCCGGCCCTGCCCGCAGTGGTCGACTTCCGCCAGGGCGGCATCATGCGGGCGCTGGTGCCCAACGACGGCACGTTCGTGGCGGCTACCGGATGGTCCGTCGAGTGGACGGCCCGGTTTGAGCGCAACAGCGGCGACGCGGTGTTCCCCGGGGTCATGGTCGGGTGGCGCACCGACAACGCCAGCCTGGGCCTGTGGACGACGCAGGCGGGCACGGCGTCCGGGCCGGCGCTGTTCTTCGGCAACGACTCCGCGAACCAGGGGTCCACCGGGACGCACCCGGAAGTCACCCCCTACGACGGGGTCACCCGCCACTACCGGGTGACCGCGAAGCAGAACGGCGCCAACATCGACGTTGCCCTCTACGCCGACGGGGTACTGGTCGCCGTCGGAGACGACTTCGGCGGACCGGCCGGGACTGTCACCGGCACGCTCGCCCGGGTCACCGAGGTCTTTGTCAACGACGGCCTCAACGGCGAGGCCCAGCCGTACAACATGGCCGGGCTGTGTCACGTCACGGTGTACAACTCCGCCACCCACGGCATCGACACCCATCTGGCAGCGCACGGCTACGTCGGGGAGACCGCCGCAGAACGCATCGAGCGCCTGGCCGACGAGGAAGGCATCGCGGTTGCGATTCAGGGCGACTCGGCTCTGGCCGAACCAGTCGGGGTGCAGCGGGCCGCGTCGGTGCTGGAGCTGCTGCACGACGCGGCCGACGCGGACGGCGGGATGCTGTTCGAGCCGCGCGGCTTCCTGGGGCTGGCCTACCGCACCCACAACAGCCTCTACAACCAGACCGCTGCGATCACCCTCGACTACGCCGACGGCGGGGAGGCGGCGCCACCCCTGGCGCCAGTGGAGGACACGGCCCACGTCGGCAACGACATCACGGTGACCCGCTACCTCGGGACCCGGTCCCGGGCGGTGCAGGAGACCGGCACCCTCAACGTGCAGGAGCCCACCGACGACCCGGACGGGGTCGGGCGGATCCCCAAGGAGTTCACGCTGGTCCTGTACGCAGACGACCAGACGGTGCAGCAGGCGTTCTGGCGCCGGCACCTCGGCACGTGGGACGAAGCCCGCTACCCCCAGGTCAACATGGACCTGACGGCAATGGAGGCCGATTCGAAGACGACGCTGATGGAGCAGGCCGCGAGCCTCGACATCGGCGACCGGCTGGCCATCACCAACCCGCCGGCGTGGCTGACGTACGACGACATCGAGCAGCACGCCCAGGGTTTCACAGAGGTGATCGAGTCGCACCGGCGCACCATCGCCGTGGACGCCACACCGGCCAGGCCCTACAACGTCGGGATTCTCGATAACACGACGTGGGGCCGGCTCGACAACGACGCTTGCACCCTTAATGAGGCGCTGGACACCACCGAGACCGGCGTGGACGTGGTCAGCGTGAACACGCCGTGGGGGTCGCAATTCAACTACGACATCGTCATCGGCGGCGAGCGGATGACCGTCACCGCCCGGTCCGGCGCCGGGCTCTCGCAGACCCTCACCGTCACCCGGTCCGTGAACGGCGTCGTGAAGTCGCACAGCTCCGGGGCCGAGGTCCGCCTGTTCAACCCGATGAGATTGGCACGCTGATGGTTGCCGCCGCAGGAGATATCGTCCTGGCCTCCGAGGTCAACGGCCTGTTCGACCCGTGGGTGTCGTACTCGCCCGCGTGGACATCGAGCGGCACTGCCCCGGCGATCGTCAACGGCACCCTCACCGGGGCGTCGATGCGGGTCGGGAACACGGTGTTCTTCCGCATCCGCTGGGTTGCCGGGTCGTCGACCACGTTCGGCACCGGGAACTACTTCTTCAGCCTGCCCTACACGTCGGTCGCGCTGGGCAGCTTCGACATCGCGGTCGGGTCGGGGGTGTTGATCGACGTGTCCCTACAGGTCCGCTACCGGGTGACCGTCTCACTCCCCACGACTACGACGTTGTGGATCAACGTGGGCGATAACAACCCGGGCGTGATGCAGGCCACCGCGCCGGTCACGTGGGCCAGCGGTGACTCGCTCAATATCTTCGGCTGCTACGAGGTGGCATAGATAGAAGTGCCCGGGCGGCTAGGGCACCCGGGCACTCCCCACCCCCCCATCAGGACAGTCGGCGGGCACCGATCAGTTCCGGCCGGCTCGCCCCGGGCCAGCGTCGGGGGAGTGTGCCCGAGGTGCGGAACACCATCAGCGCGCTTTCGCGGTACCAGCACGGCCCCGGCACGTCGCACCGCAGGCACCGGCCGGTACCGCTACATACGGGGTGCGAGTCGATGATCCGTTGGGCGTCGTCGGTGGTCGGACTGGCGTAGACCGTCATCGCTGGGTGTTCCCTCCGTGGACCGTCACACGACAGGGTGTTATAACACCGTCGCCTGCGTCAACCCCTGGGCGCACATACACCCTGTTCCCATGCCGGGACGTGGGACGCCGCTTGCGTGCATCCGCGTGCCCGAGGCGGACTGGGCGGCATTCAAGGCAGCCGCGACCGGGGCCGGCACTGACCGGTCGGCGTTGATCCGGCGTTCATCGCCTGGTATCTGAAGCAGCCCGGGGCGAAGCTACCGACGCGGCCGTGACTACTGACCGTGATGAAGGTTCATCCGGTGTACCAATAACCATGATGCAGTTGCTCGGATACGATCTTGTCCGGCCTGCGGTTCCCCTGGTCGGCACAGCGTTTAGGCCAGCACAGACAACTGCTACTCCGACTACGCCCAGCGCAACGCGGCGGAGCTACTGTCCTTGCTAGGCAACGGATTCAGCTAGATCCGTACCCCCGAGATACGGTTGCATAGCGCTCCATGTCAGAATAAACACGTGACCGAAACCCCCGCCCCGCATCCGTCCTTTGCCAAGTGGCAGGGATCTTGGGAGCTGTCGCTGGAGGCCGACGGATACTCCGGTAACACCGTCACGGCGTACGGCAGTGCCCTGAGGCAGTTCACCTCCTGGCTGTGTCAGGAGGACCCCGGCATCAGTGCCACCGAAGTCACCACGGACCATCTCCGTGGATTCATCGTGCACGTGCGTCGAACGCGCTCCTCCGGCACCGCCCGGTCCTGGTTCGCTGGGCTGCGCCACTTCTATCGGTTCGTGGTCGGCGAGGACGAGATGGACCGCGACCCCACGGCCACGATCAAGACCCCGAAACCCAACGACCCGCAGACGCCCGTCTTGTCCACACAGGACCTGAAGAAGCTGCTGAAGGTGTGTCAGGGCAAAGGGTTCGTGCATCGGCGCGACGAGGCGATCCTTCGGCTGTTCATTGATGGCGGCCTCCGCAGGTCCGAGCTGGCCGGGCTCCAGGTCACCGATATTGACATCCGTGACCGGATGATCTTCGTGGAAGGCAAGGGTTCCCGGCGCTCCGGTCCCCGCCGCAGAGCTGTACCCATCGGAGTCATCACGGCCCGCTGCCTCGACAGATACCTGCGGGAGCGAGACCGACACCCACATGCCGACAATCAGGCCCTGTGGCTCGGTGACCGGAGCCGGGGACCGATCTCCGCCGACGGCGTCGAGGCCGTAGTGAACCGTCGCGCGGCCGAGGCCGGGATCGAGGGTCTTCACCTGCATGTCTTCCGCCATACATGGGCCAGCCAGTTCCGTGGAGCCGGCGGCTCCGAAGGCGATCTGATGGTTCTGGGCGGATGGCGGAGCCGGGCCATGCTGGACCGCTACGGCCGAGTTGAGGCCACCCAACGGGCGAAGGAGTCCTATCGGCGGCTGAGTCTGGGGGATCGCCTCTGAGCTGATCGGCAGGCATCCCACGGGGGGATGCTCAGCGAGGAGACACAACCGTGGTCGCTCACGACCCGTCCGACCGGATATTGATCGCCAGGCTCGCGGCCCATGTTCGATGGAGCCGCGCTGAAGACCGCACCGCAGCCACCTCAGCGGCCCGTACAGCCGCCATGGATCGCTTCGAGAGGCAAGTGGACCCGGATGGGATTCTGGCCCCAGAGGAGCGCGCACGGCGGGCCGAGAGTGCACGCAAGGCGTATTTCATAAAGCTGGCACTGAAGTCCGCACAAGCACGCCGAGCACGGAAGCAGAGGGCAGCATGAATCCGGTGCGCTGGTCGTGATCATCGTGATCATGAACCCCGCGATCGAATAGTGATTTAGCAATCCCCTCCCCGTGTCATTGGGTTGTCTATTCCCCACAGAAAAGTCTGTTGGATAACGGCTTCCGTCCTTATTCATTAGGGCTCGGGAGTCGCTATCATTATCCCAGTTCGATCAGTGCAGAGTAAGTCGCTCCCAATAGATTGGGATCCGAGGCACACGCGGTGCCAGTCCGAATCGAATCCTCATCAATAGGGAGCGCCCGCAATGGCTGCCACCGAATCGGTTGACCCTGAGAAGTTCTACACCATTCAAGAAGTGGCCGAGCT